TTCATGTTGGAAAAGACATTCTTGTGCATAATTCAGGCAAAACTATAACTATCTTACATATCTTAGATATATTGTGTTCAACTATTCCAGGTGTCCGAATTGCTGTTTTCCGTAAATCAGAGAAAAACCTTAAACAAAACACCATCCCTTCCTATAGAAAATTACTCGCCCTGAAAAACAAAATAATTCCTATTGTGGATATGACGGCAAAATATCCTAATGGTAGTGAAATCCTGTTTAACTGGGCAGATATAACAAAAGATCCCGACTGTGATAACGTTAAGGGTGGAGAATATACATGGGCTTTCTTCAATGAAGCAAATCAGATAGACGAGAGCTATATTAATATTGCACGAACTAGAGTTGGTCGATGGAACGAATTTGTTATTAATGGTAAAAAGGTCTCAATTAAACCGATTATTTTTACAGATTTCAACCCGACCAATAACTGGGTTAAAACTCGATATTATGATAAATACATTAATAATAATTTGCCCATCAATATATTCTTTCAGTTATCTTTACCGCATGATAATCCATTCCTGACTAAAGATTACCTGGCCTCACTCGAATACTTACCTGAAGCTGAATACAATCGTTTTGTGAAAGGTAATTGGGATTATTCGGATGATCCAAACCAATTGATTAAATGGGAATGGATAAAAGACAATGTTGTTGAGCCTACTGATGAGGCGAATAAGCTAGGCGTTGATGTAGCCAGAGAGGGAAACGATAAAACAGTTTTTTCGTTTGTCAAAGATAATATACAAACTAAATTTGAACAATATTCGCAACAGGACACGATTACTACCTCAAAAATAATGATCGAAAGAATGAAAGAGAAAAACATCGGGGCTAATCAAGTCTCGATAGATGTAGTGGGCCTTGGTGCTGGTGTTGTTGATTATGCGCACTCACAGGGCTATTACGTGAATGCATACAATAGCGGATCATCACCTAATAGCAATCTAACGCATTTTATTTTTAAAAATAAACGTGCAGAATCATACTGGAATATGAGAGAGGCTTTGGAATCAGGGGAAAGAAAGATCCTGAATGATCCTGAATTGCATAAACAACTTATGAATACTAGGTATTTCGTTAAGGATAAAGTTTTACAAATCGAATCAAAAATGGAAATTAAAAAACGTTTAGGTCAATCGCCGGATAAAGCAGATGCCACAATTATTAGTTTTGATAAACCAAAGGATGAATTTTATTTTGAAGTTATTGCATAGCTAGAATCTTTTAGCTATCATATACATTAGATTTATTTCACAGGCATATGAAATTTATACATATGGCTGAAACACTCTTCACTAATTTAGATCGTAAATCTCAGTCCGAAACAGAATATACTGTAATCGCTGGCAGATCATTTATTTCTGATGCTAAACATAAACCGAATAGAATTACATTTGATATTTTACGTGAATTACGAGCTGTCAATTCTCTTGCCAATGTTTGTATAGAAACACAAAAGCATTCGATTATTTCAATTCCTTGGTTTGTTACGATCAAAAATGAAAATTCCACAAATAAGCATGAGAAGGCCAAAGCAGCCTTTGAAAGGTTAGTTCGAAAACCTAATAGTATAGATTCCTATCGTACTTTCTGGCTAAAAGTATTAGAGGATATTTTAGTTATTGATCGCGGGGCAGTTGAAAAGGTATACACAGGAAAAGGAATGCTTGCAGAGTTGATCCAGGTAGATGGTGCAACCGTATTACCTAAAATTGATGATACCGGTGAATTAATGAGTCCAGCGTACACTCAAGAGTTCCAAAATGAAGTGCTTGCACAATTTGAAGAAGATGAAATTTCGATATTAATGAATTCTCCAACTAGTAATCTAGGCACTACTGGATATGGCAAAAGTCCAATTGAGAGGATATTGCTTACGATTACAACATACTTACAATCGGAGAATTTCAATTCACAAGTATTCACACAAAACTCATTACCTCCTTATATGGTTAATTTACCTGAGGCGACTAAAGACCAAATTTCGATGTTACGTGAGGCATGGGAGGCCAATACGTTAGGTAAAATGTGGAAAGGGTTATTCTTAAATGCTAAGGACATGAATGTCCAGAAATTACGAGACTCTAATGCAGAAATGCAATACTATGAACTAACTATGTGGCTTGCAAGAATTACTATTGCAGCATTCGAGATGTCACCACAAGATGTTGGTTTAACTTTCGATGTCAATCGTGCTACCGCTGATTCACAAAGAGAAATTAGTAAAAATCAAGGATTAAGGAACTTATTGTTTGTGATTTCGGAATTTTACAACAATTTATTGGACGAAATGTCCATGATCGATTCCATCTATTCTGATTTGAATTTTAGCTTTGAAGAAATAGATAAAGCCGATGAAAAGATACAAGCAGAAGTTCATAAAATTTATGTAGATTCTGGTGTTTTAACTGTTGACGAAGTGAGAAAAGAGAAAGGATTAGATCCACTTGAAACACAAGAAGTTGAAGAGAAAGAAGAGACTGTTAATGATGAAGAAGTGATTGAAACTAAATCTATTGTAAAAAAGCAACGTAAATTGACTAAAGATGAAAGAAAAGTTGATTTTATGAATATTAGTAGTACTATGGATGAAGCAAAAGAACAAATTATGAATTTAGTTAAAACACAGTTAATCTCTGCAAAGCCAAGGGTTATAAAAACAATCACTGAAGCAGTAGCACAAGCAAGTCCCGCCCTAATTGCTAATCTTGTTACAATACCATCATCACAAATACTATTTCAGATTAATGATATTTTAAAAGGCGTTCATAACTCTAGTATTGTTGAAGCGTCTGAAGAGATTGATGTACCAGTTACTCCACAGCCCAAAACAGAAGAATTATTGCAAGTGCAAACAAATGTTAACGTTAATGATATGTTATCGAAGTTAGATACTAACATGCAAAATCTTGGTGCAACATCAATAGCAAATGGTTATTCCGAAGAGCAAATCACCGAGGGTGTGAATTCTGAAAGTGATAAATGGCTAAACACAACAGCTTCTTTAGCAGCTGGTGCATTAGTTTATGATGCCGTAGCACAAAGTAGAGAACAAGTTTTCAAAGACGATAAGGTTATAGGATACAGATTTTCTGCTGTTTTAGATAATTCGACAACTGAATTTTGTCGCTCTATGGATGGCTCAACTTTCAAGAAAGGTGACACCTCACGTCCAAAGTTACCACAACATTATCATGAAAGATCAATTTATATACCTATTTTAACTTCGGACAATATTGATAACTTTACGATAGAAGAACCTAAAGACTTTGTTACTCTACAAGATTTTCAAGATGGAGATGCTTTTGAAAAGTCTACATCTACTATAGCAAAAATCAAAGAAGCTTTAGAAAACATATTATGAATAAAGAATATCCAGATGAAAAACAACGCTATTCCATTTGCTTACAACAAAGTAAAAAGAAGAGTATTGCAGATGAAATTCGTGATGAAATAAAAGAAATATTGCAAAGACTAAAGTAATTCGTTATTATATATAACACAGGCATTTTAGATATTTTTATCAATCATGTCTGATTCAAACTTCAAATATTTTGTAAAAATTCAAAAGGCTTTTGTCGAAAATGGCGAAATCTATGTGCAAGGCATAGCTTCAGGAATCCTTCCTGACGAAGATAATGAAATGCAGATCGAAAAGACTATTGATAACTTCGTTAGATATATTACACAAACACCATTACCTTTAACTGATGGACACTTGCGCGAGGATGCAGTTATTGCTAAGCTAGGAGAAGTCGTAGAAGCTTTTAAGATGAATGATGATGCAAAAAGTCTATTCATTAAAGCAAAGTTAGATCCTGATCATCCATCAACACCATACTTAGTGAAGAAAATTGGTGAAGGCAAAAGATATGCTTTCTCTATTGAAGGATGGATGGACCTAAAGAAGTGTAAGAAGATTTGGGATAAAACTCTTGGTAAGTATGTTACTAGATTAGGAGAATTAATTCCTAAAGCAATTTCAATAACGTCCGAGCCTAGTTATACACCGTCATTTTTGGAGGTTGTATACAAAGCAATCGACAAAGAAAAAAAAGCTGTTAGAAGTGAATTACAGGAGTTCACGGATCAATATAATTTACTTATTAAGTCACAAGACATGACAGAAGAGGAAAAAACTAAACCTTCTGAGGAAACTACAGCTGAAGTTGTAGAAACATCAGATACAGAAGTAGAAACTAAACCTGAAGAGGTAAAGTCTACCGAACCTGTAGAAGATGCTGAAACAATTGAGCCTGTTGCTCAGGAAGAAGTTAAAGAAGATGTACAAAAATCAAAAATCGAATTAATTCGTAAGATTGCAACATCAATGGGATATTCGGATGTAGAACTGAAGCAAAAAGCAGTTACTACGGTTACAAAAGAATACTTAGATGAGCAATTATCAACCATTAATTCTAAGTTTGATGAAGTACTAGAAGCGACTACACTTTTAATGAAAGTCTCAAAAAGTTTACATGAAGATGTAGAGCTAGTGAAGGACTTACCATTAAAAAGAAAGTCAAAAGCGGTTGTTGAAGAAAAAAAGTTCGAAGAGCGTGCTGAATTACCAGCAGGTTCACAGAACTTTGCCGATAACTTTAATAAGTTATTAGGAAAATAATTTAGTTAATTTTTATAATATGAATCAAGTAACAAACGGTGCTGTCAATGCTGCACTTGATGCAGCTAGTGAAGCAAAAGAGCTTGTCCAAAAAGGAATCACTACAGCAAATGTAACAGGGGCAACATATACAGATGATAGACTTGTGTTACCACAGGACTTATCTCCATTATTAACTAATCTTGATAATCGAGAAGCATCTTTTTTCAATGCAGTCAAAAAGACTGCCGGTGTTGGTGATGCAGCTGTATTCAACCTAAAAAAAGATATTTATAGTGGATCAAGAGATCCAGTTAATTATCTTTATGCTGAAGCAGGTTTACCAACCGAAAGTACTACAGTGTATGACCACTTCACAAATCCATACAAAGATATGGGTGTAAAAAGATCAATTTCTGGTAGAGCTAAAAGACAAGCACGAGGTGGAGCACCTAGTGATTTACGAGCTGAAGAAGTTCAATCAGGAATGATGGAACTACGAGATGCTATTGACTGGGCTTCATTCTGGTTAAGAACTGATGCAACATCAACAGCAGGTGTAGCAGGTTATGCAGGTGTTGATCAATTGATATCAACGAATATCATTGATGCAGGTGGATCTGCAATATCTAAAGCAATTATCGATGAAGCAATTCGTAAGATAATTTATCAAAGAGGAACCCCAGCGGCAGGATTTATGATTTGGTGTTCTCCAGGAGTAGGTATTGATCTTGATAATACTTACAATACAAAAGAACAAATCAATATTAATCTTGGTAGTACTGAAGGCTTGACACTAGGGAATACTGTAGTAACTGCACGAACTAGACTTGGTGATATGCCAATCATGCATAACTACAATATCAATCCTGGATTAGACAGACCTCAAGGAAATCCTTACAGTGCTTCAAGTGCTGCAAGTGGATTACAAACTTCTACAGTATTCATTCTTCCTATGAAGAGAATGGAGTACAGGGAGTTATTACCTATGAGCATGGTTGATCTTGCTATTGTTGCTGACAAAGAAGATTTCATGATTATAGAATCCGGAACATTAGTATTGACAGCTGAACCACATGCTGCCAAAATAACTAACGTTCATGAAAATGTAGGTGATTAATTTTGGTGTTATGCTACGTAAGTAGTTGATACGAGAGTGGGGGGAACGCCTGTGCCCCCCACTTTATTTAATACAGGCATCTTATTTTTTAGCACAGGCTTATGCTAATTCGAGACCTTAGATATCCAAATGCTTCTGTTTTTTCTCATGGTGTTTTTTATCATTTTAATAATTACGAATGTGACGTACCCGATCAGGTAGGTTTAGAATGGCTACAGACAGGTAATTATGTTGATACAAATCAAAAGGCTACAATACCAGAACCAACTGCAAAATTATTTGATTTCTCAATGAAAAAATGGACTGATGATAAAAAGTTAATATTCGATACTGCCATTGACATGGGAACTGGTTATGGCAAGGCAGGAGTGGCATTATCTATTGCTCTTTCACACTATGCAGATGTATATGTCGTTAATAATGGCTATATAAATTCAAATAAGCTTGCATTACCTCAAGAGTTACAAGACATTCTTGAAAAACGATTTGATAAATCAGATAGTTATTATCTGCAATTTTGGCCAGCATTTAATTTTAAACCATTAGCCAAAAGACAGATTGGTTACACGATGCTTGAGTGTTCAAGAATCCCTCAATTTTGGGTGGATACTATTAATCAATCATGTGAAAGAGTAATTGTTCCCTGCAAAATGCAAAAGCAAGCATTTTTAGATTCTGGTGTCGATAAAGATATTGCTATTATTCCATTAGGCGTGAATCCCGATACACACCCATATAAAGAAAGACAAGTTACCGAAGATTTTATCTTTGGTGTTGAGGGAACATTAACATTTCGCAAAGGTGTTGACCAATTAGTGGAATCATTTCAAATAGCTTTCCCTCAAGATAAATATCCAAGAGTGAAATTATTAATTAAAACAAGAGAACATGCAGGCAAGCCATTCGGGAGAAAAATAAGTGTTAAGAACGGGAAATTAATTGTAAATGAAGATGAACGAATAGAAGTAATTTTGGGCTATTGGGATCATGACAAACTCATCCAAGACTTTTATCATAAAATAAATGCATATGCTTTCTTCACAAGAGGTGAAGGCTTTGGATTAACTACATTACAGGCTATGAGTACAGGATTACCAGTAATTGCTACTGATGCGGGCGGTGTACAGGATCATGTGACAGATAGAACTGGTTATGTTGTTAAAACAAAACTTGTAGATGTTCCAAATGATTCAGTTTGGGATTCACGGCAAGGTGTCAGAAAGGCAAAGTCAATGACTGAATATAAAGCAGTTGGTATTGGATATCCTTATGATGAAGGTATCACTAATCTACAAGCTGAAGGACAACAATGGCATGATGCTGATATTGAAGATGGATCTAAGCAATTATTGCATGTTTATCTTAATCAAAAAGAAGCAATTGAGAAGGGAAAGTTAGCCGCAAAGGAAGTACGGGAAAACTGGACAACTGATGTCGCTGCTAAAATGATTGTTGATTATTTAGACTCGAAGGTATGATTAAAACTATATCTATTCCAACGTGGAATCGCTTGGATTATTTAAAACAGGTCATTGAAGGATTAGGCAATAATAATCAAGACTTACTTAAGGAATATATTTTAATATTTTCCTGTGAGCCACATGAAGAAACTATTGAATATGTTCGATCGCTAGATCTACCAGTCAAAGATATCTACATTGATATTAATTCACGTTACACCTCGGTTGTTTTAAATCCATATAAAGCTACAATGTTAGCTTATGAGAAGTTTTTTGCTGATATAAATGTTTTCTTAGAGGACGATGATATTCCTGCCCAAGATATGCTGGAATTAGCCGAATGGTATATTAATAAGCCGATTAGCGAGAATGTAGCTGTCTATGGATTAGCAGCGATGAAGCATGATTATAAATATAAGGATAATATTATATTACGTGGTAATTACTTCTGGGGAATTGGATATATGACAAAAAGAGATCAATGGATAAGATTTTTTCAAACCAATTGGCTTGGACAAGGTCATGGAGGTGTATTAGAAGCCATTATTAATGATAATGCTATGGTTTACTTTCCAGCAAAAACCCGAATAAAGAATGTTGGAATAAATGGTGCGCACTGCAATGAACATGTATATTACACATTACATGAATTAGATAAATATCAATTTCCGAATAAATATATTTCACAAGAAGATTTTAAGCTAAATGAAAAGTATTTCTATACCCACGAGTAATCGATTAGATTATCTTAAAGAGGTTATTCGGGGTTTATTAACTAATGATGAAGATCTGCTTAAAGAATATGACTTATTCTTTTCTTGTGAACCACATTCAGAAGTAATCATATATCTTCAAAATCTCAAGTTACCAGTTAAATCATTAAATATTCATATAAATGGCGCTAGGATGGGTTGTGTTTCTAACACTTATCAGTCAATGATATTAGCATTCGGGGCTAACTCAGATTTTGGCATATACTTAGAAGATGATACCATTCCTGCTTGTGATTTACTTAACCTAGCTAATTTTTATGATTCGTTGCCTGCTTCAGAGAATATCATGTATCAATCCTTTTATGCGATTCAGCAAGGAACACAGAACCAAGCTATAAGACAAACAGATTGGTTCAGCGGCTGGGGCTTTTGTGTAACTAGAAAACAGTGGAATCAACATTTTAAAGATATCTGGCCTACAGGCTGGGATACAAAAGAATTGGAATATATGAGAAATAATAACTTGTTTGGATATTATCCTGAAGTTTCAAGAATTAAGAATATAGGGGAAATTGGCTATGATTACACTCCTTCATTGTATCAAAGTCATGGACTTGGTAATATTATCCTGAATAATAATAGGCAAACAAATTTTATTTTTTATAATAAACACATGTATTCACAATTTGGAGAAGATAAGTGGATAGAGGATTACTTGGTAAATAATCAAATATATATCCCTGCATTAGTAATGGACATTGGTGCTGGTGATGGAATTGAAGCTTCTAATTCACGATTATTTATTGAAAAGTATGGCTATAAAGGTATTCTAATAGATGGTAATGCTGAACAATGTGCCAAAGCAAAAGATTTATATAAAGATACTACGATTGAAATATATAATCTCTTGTTGGCAGATCAAAGATATAAAGCTAAATTAAAAGGAGAGCATTGGACGCTCGGTAATTTAGAGAAAGATGATAAAGGAAAGTATACAACAAAGTTTTCCACCTGGTTTAAGAAACAGAATATAGATCAAGTTGGTATCTTGTCTATAGATATTGAAAATATGACGACGACAATATTGCGTGATATTTTTGATAATTTAACAATTCGCCCAAACATTCTAATTATAGAAGGTAATACTGAAAAGGAGCGAATAGAACAAAAAGAATATTTACAACGATTTAGCTATGCTTTACTACACACTATAGAAGTTAATCAAATCTTTGAATATCGACCTTAATTTTTATTATCATTTTCTTTGATGGATAGAGCTATAACACAACAACAATTGAGCCAATTTGTTAGTCCAGACTATGAAGATAGAGGATTTACGTTTGATACTGTAAAAAATCATTTGTGTACTTTATACAATATTGAAATAGAAAGCCAATCTCCTCAAGTACAGCAATTATTATTTGATTTCGTGACAAGCTCGGCCTCTATCGCTATAATGAAGTTAATAAATGATCTTAAATTAGCACAAAAAGAGCCATGAGTAATTTAACACCAACAGGAAGAGTATATAAACCCTTTATCGATCCTGCTTATGCAAATTGCTGGATTACAATAGCCGATCCAATGCTCGTTAGTAATTCGTTAACTGATGCACAAAAACAAACTTTAATTGTTCGTGCATGTGCGATGATTAATCGAATGTGTAATCGATATTTCAATAAGCAAGAAGCAGATGAAATCTTTATTAATGATAATGGACAAATAGAAAGTTATTGTACTTATGTTCTGGCCAATGCCCCTATTGTAAGTATTACTGATATCTATTTGCAGTTAGGTGATACTTTCACAGTGTTAGATTCTACTGATAATTTACAACTTTTCCCAGACGATGGAACTATTCGCTTATTGCCACAACCCGAGTCATTAGTAGGTGTTCAAGGCGTTCTAGCATGGCAAGGAGAGTATAGTAGGTCTAATATGTGGATTAGATATACAAGCGGCTATGAGACAGTCCCGACCGACGTACAACTCGCTACAGCATATATGTATAACTACTTATATGCAATATCACAAAACCCTATTGGAATCATAGAATTTAAGACACAAACTACAAGTGAAAAGTATGGGGTGGAACGAAGAAATAATCCATTATTAGTTGCTATTGATCAATTACTTACGTCATATAAAAAAATAAATGTTAAATAGTTGGTTTATTCATACAATTAATATAAAGAGAGAGTCTGTCAGTTCGCAAAATTCTTTTGGTGAAAATGTGAGTACAACATCTACAATATATGCAAATCAAATTGCGAGAGTAGAAGAGGAGTCAACTTTAAGTCCTAGGCTAGAACATAAGGATTCAGGATTGAGAAAAAATCCTGATGCAATTATCTATGTACCTAGTACAATTACTGTATTAGAGAATGATATAATTGAATATCCTATAGGAACGGCATATGGGAGAGTTGATCATGTATATAAAGCATTGAGGGGACAATCAGTTGGTGCAGATCATTATGAATTATTTATTGAATTTCCATGATAAGCATCATTAGAAATACAATACCAAAAGGACTGAAGTTAACAGCCGAAAGAATTGATGGAATGGAAACGCTAGCAATAGAGGCCGGCATTAAAATTTTAAGAAGTAATGTGTCAAAGTTAACTCCTATCGATACGCACAGATCTAAATCTAGTATTGAAGGTCAACCATTTGAGAAGGGTGATTCAATTGAGTCTATTGAATCAACCCGAAAAGGTAAAGTTGGATATTTAGGAACTGATGTAGAATATTGGAAGTTTTTTGAATTTGGCACAAGTAAACAAAAAGCACAATTACCATTCACAAAGGGATTAGATAAATCCCAAGATGAATGGCCTAAAGAATATAATAAAATTTTTAAAGATGGAATTAGTCGTATTAAAAATAATTGATATCTTGAGAACTGATAGTACATTGCAGACGCTATTATCTGGAACAGTTTCAGATAAAAAGGTCTACCCAGGTATTAATCCAAGTTTTGAGAATTTCCCTTGCATTACTTATGAGGTTATTGGTAGCTTTGATAATGAAGCCCCAAGATCAACACAGGAAGGGCTAATCCAGCTCCATTTATACACCAAAGCAAGTAAAGATAATCTAGAAGATATTTCCACTAGAATAAAAACTTTGTTACAATATTACAAGATCGATACTCCAAGAATTTATGAATTGAATAAGCAGTCAGAAATTGACATGAACGAAACAGATAGACTTTTATGGGGCAAGGTTTTAAGGTATACTATTTGGAGTCAGGCATAATTTAGTCTTCTATACATACAGGCAGTATAGTATTTTTATCTTTTATACTTACCTGTATGTCTTTTCAATCAGTAGGAACAGCAGAATCACAAGAAATAGCATTCAATTCGGGTGTTATTACTGTTGGAACAAAGAAACTTGTGGACGTTATGTCAGTTGCTAAAAATGAGGCTCTAAGTGAACAAGCCTTTTTTGCGCTTAATTCTATTAAAAAAAGAGCAATTAGAAGAAGTAATTATGAAGTTACTTTGACTATGACTGTAAGAAGTGCATCTGATACATTATTAGGTTATTACTACTCTTCAAGTTCTGTAGTGAGTGGAACTGAAAAAGTGTATACAATGAAGGATGGACAACAAGATGCAATAGATCCTTGGTTATTAACATTGTATACTAATGCTGCTGAAACAGCTGGCTTTCAATATGAGCTACAAAATCCAACAATTCTAAGTCATAATTTAACTGCATCCACACAAGAATATTCTGAATGGGAAGTAGAAGTAGCATGCACAGATCTTGTTGGAGTTCGTAGAATCACAGTGTAATTTACTTTTTATAAATACAGGAAATGCAATTACCTGACATACAAGCGCAAGTTATTGAATATAAGTACAAAGATGAGATTATTAAATTTCGTAAACCTAATGCTAGGCAAATCACTCAGTTATGGGCAGGAAAAAAAGACATTAAAGAAATAGCAGAAGATGAATTAATTATTGAGATGTTGGCAAGATTACTACATAATGATTATGAGGGTACTATTGAAGAGAAGATTGTTTTTATTGACAAGATTGATTTTGATTCAATGGAAGACTTTATGTCATTATTAGAACAATTAGGAATTGCACAATTTGGTGAAGATAAAAAAAAATAGGTGAAGAGCAACTCTTATTTTGTTATCTAATTGAAAAGACTGGTTACACTTTAGAATACTTATATGATTTATCAATTGAAGCTTTAATATTTTTATTAAATGGTTTTACAGAATTAGATTTACAAAGAGCCGAAGCAGCAAAGGGAAAGAAAAAGAGAAAGGTAAGCGCAGCTGATTTATTTGTTGATACTGTAAAACATGGCTAAAATAGGCGAACTAGTTGCCGAACTTAAAATAGATGATAGTAGTTTTAAAAGTGGTTTAAACAAGGCCGAATCTTCTTTAACGTCTTTTGGTAGTAATATAGCAAAAGGTGCAAAACAGCTTACAAACTTTGCATTTGTTTTAGGTGGTGCTGGTGTTGCAGCTACAACTTTCGGATTAAAAACGGCTGCTGATTTCGAGACTGCTAGACAGGGAATGGTTACTTTGTTGGGTAGTGCAGAAGCAGCAGATGAAACAATGCAAAGACTTAAAAAAGAAGCTGCACGAACCCCTTTTGAACTTCCAGGATTAACAAATGCCACACAACTTCTAGCCTCCGTTACAAAAGATGGCAATAAGTCTATAGATATATTACTAGACGTCGGAGAATCTCTTGCCGCAATGGGTAAAGGACAGGCGGAGCTGGATAGGATAGTTGTAAATTTGCAACAAATTGGTGCGGTAGGGAAAGCTTCAATGATGGATATTAAACAATTTGCTTTTGCAGGAATTCCAATATTTGAAATGTTGCAACAAGAGACGGGACTTGCTGGGGATGCACTTTCTGACTTTATTTCTGAAGGCGGAGTAACCTTTGATTTGCTTACAGCAATGTTTGATAAATCTACTGCAGAAGGCGGTCGCTTTTTTGGAGCATTTGCAAATCAAGCTGGCACATTATCACAACTAGTGTCAAACTTAAAAGATAACTTCACTGTATTGGGTGCAGAAATTGTTACTGAATCGGGTATTTTTGATATAGCTAAAACCGCTATCTCAAAGCTTAATGATTTCTTCACTGCTAATAAAGAGAAAATTATTGATTTAATAAAAAATGGATTACAAAAATTGCGTAGTATTTTTGAAAAAATTATCTCTATCGTTACTCTTGTAGTAGCAAAGGCAAAAGAGCTTGCAGAAGCTATTGGCTTAAATAAAGAAGATATGAATGAATTCATTAAGATCGCTGGGATATTAACACTTGCTGTAATTGGTATAGCAGCTGCTTTTATATTATTAACTTCGCCACTACTTGCCATTATTGCTGTAATTGCAGGTGTTGCGGCTATTATAGTTTTATTAAAAAAAGCTTGGGAAGAGAATTTTCTAGGAATTAGAGAAACTGTTACTGAATTGTGGGAAAAATACTTACAACCCTTTGCTGCATTCATGGAAAGTGTTTTTAAAGTTGTACTACCCATTGCGATCGAGATTCTTCGTGCAACCATCGAAAAACTTAAAGAGGGATTTACAATCCTATGGAGTATTGTTGGCCCGGTATTAGAATTGCTAATTGCTACTTTTAAACTTGTTGGGAAGGTACTCGTTGCAGTCTGGAATGAATTAATTAAGCCAGTCCTAGAAAAGTTGGCAAAATTCTTTATGTCTGAAATAGTTCCTGCAATTCAATCAATTTATAATCCAATTAAAAAGGTATTCGATGATATCAGTAATAAAGTTTTACAACCTATCAAAAATTCATTTAATGAAATGATTGAGCAGATTAAGAAGTTCACAGATATGCTTAATTCGATTAGTCTTGATCAAATAACAGGAGTATTTGATTCATTAGGTGGGAAGTTAGGATTAGCATCGGGTGGGCCAGCACATGCTGGCAAACCTTATACTATAGGAGAAAGAGGGAAAGAAGTCTTTGTTCCAAAACAAGATGGGAAAGTAGTGCCTAATAGTCAATTAGGTGATACTGATAATAGAACAATTAGTATTAATAATTATTTTACTGACAACCAAGACTCATCAAGTGTGGTTAGTCGGTTAGGTTTTCAACTTAAATACATATGAGCTACTCAATAACTTACAATGGATTAACAATTACTGAAGCAAGTGAAAATTATATTATTCATCGTGTTGATGGATTAGACGGTTTGGACATAAGAACATCGCAAGGGAATTTATTAGGTAGAGATGGTGGAAACATTTGGGAACAAAAGTATTCAATGCGTACGATTGGACTTGAGGTTAATGTAATCGCAAATACAGTTGCAGAATACTATGCTGCTAAGCGTGCTTTAGTGGCTGCCTTCTCTAAACAAGATGATTATAAACTTTTCACACTTAATCTTGATGGGAATGTCAGATATATCTTGGCAAAAATTATAACAATGCCAATGATAGTTGAACGTGATAATGAACCTTCTTGGTGTGATGTAAGAATAGAATTGAAAAGTGCTGACCCATTTATATATAATGAGAATCCAACCAGCTTAAGTCCCGACATAACATTATATCTAGCTGAAATTGAAGGCTTTGATATTCCATTCGATATCCCATTCGACATAGAAGGTGGGACAGGTAATTTAGGAATTATCAACAATGCCGGAGATATTGTTTCATATGCTGATATCAAAATTTATGGAGGGAATCCGGTTTTAAACCCTAATGTAACGAATCTAACAACAGGGGAAGGTTTCACTATTAATACAAGTATCACAGCGGGGAATTATGTTCATATCTTTTATGATACCGAGGGTTTTAAAGTTCTTTTAAACGATGTTGCAAACTATTATCAATATTTTATAGGAGAACATCCAACGGTAGCACTTGGAGATAATACCTTTTCCTTCACCGCCAGTGCCTATGAATCAACTGCAAAAGCAGAAATTAGTTTTTTTGATAAATTATTAAGTATATAATGGAGTACACAATTGAACTCTACAATATTGATACAATAACAGGAGTATTCACAAAAATAGATGTTCTAACTACATTTACTAATTTCGTATTTTTTAGCAAACTTAATGGACTTGGAGCGTTGACTTTTAATCTCGCATTACAGGACCCTAAAGCTACCCAAGCTAATTTATATCAACATAAAACACAAGTATTAGTCAAACGAATGGGTACGCCTGTTTGGATAGGCGTTATAGATAAGGTTACTGGAAACTATTCTGATGTTACAGGAACTATTTCGATAAACTGTTTGTCGTATTTTGCACATCTATATGCTAGATATACATCGGCAAGTTATATTCAAATAGAAGTTGATGCTGGCGATATTGTAACTGGTTTATTAACATATACACAAGCTCTGACTAATGGTGAATTAGGGATTGACGAAGGCTATGTTGAAACGATAGGAACAATAAGTGACACAATGAATTACGCAAATATTGGACAAAAGATAGTAGATTACAGTGATAATATTGTTGGCTTTGATTTTGAGCTAATTCCTATTGTGGATGCTAACAACAATTTATCATCAGTTAACTTGAATATCTATAAAGGTTTAGGGAGATTTAGGGATGATTTGCCATCTTTAGAGCTTGGAATTAATGTCCAAGATGTTTCATTTGCATCTAAAGGAGATATATTTAACCATGTTACTGCCCTTGGGTCTGGAACAGGTAGCTCAATTTTAACTACCATAGTAGAGGATATCTATTCCGAGGCTGGCTTCACACGTCGCGAAGAAATTTTAAAGTTTTCTGATATTAGTGTAAATACAACCCTTGAGAATAAAGCGGATCTTTTTTTAACCGATAATAAAGTACAACATTATGATATTAATATTACATTAAAGCCAGATAGTGTACTGGGGTATGGTATATTTAGTTTAGGAGATGTTCTTAAACTAAATCTAGTTAAAGATAATTCGATTATTAATTTCCATGGAACTGCTCGAGTGGTAGAATTAAGAGTAAGTATAGATGATACAGGCACAGAATATATTACACCAAAATTACAATATGTTGCTTAAATATGAATGATATAAACCCAGCTGATACACAATTTTTTGATCAAATAAATTCTTTACAGGATAGACTGTATAAGCTTGAGACGACACCACAGCCTTATGTTGGAGATTGGCAGATTCTCAACCCTAGCGAATATGCTTATATTAGTGCTACAACGCTTAGCATAGTTTACGATGCTACTACTCGTTTTAGTGTTAGCGATAAATTGCATATTCAACAAGGGGGGGTAGATAAATATTTTTATATTATTGCATTAACATCAAGCATAATCACTATTACAGGTGGGACAAGTTATACATTTACTAATGATCCAATTACGTTGATTGAATTTTCACGAATTTCAAATGCTTTTGGTTTTCCACCAACCTTTACTTTTGATCCTAATTTTCGTACCCCTGGGGTTAATGTATTAGCAGGCAGTCCATCTAATTCCTCTTTCCTTTTTTGGGTTGAGAAAGGTATCTGTTATGTAGATATGCACTTTGATGGTGATGATTTGAGTGGGCCTTCATCGTCTATAGTTGGTGATCTACCTGTACAGCCCGCAACGGATTATTTGACGGCAACTAATGCTCCATTCTATCCTTGTTTTGGTGTAAATAATTTTAGCATCCAAACAGCAGGTACGAAATTAAGCACAAGTGCTAGCTATGATTTTGAAACTTTAATCATAGAATATCCTGGGACTGGTGGATTTGGCCTTTGGGGCGCAAGTGCAAATGGTGTGGGTGTTGATATAACAGCAATGCCTTATCTTATTTAGATTATTAAATTTATATTATGTCATTCATTAATACAGCATTTAATCCAAGTACAGGCAATACGGATGATAGCATTATGCATATTGCTACGGACGTTATGAGTGCAGGTGTTGCTGACTTGGTAGCAGGCGATGGTTTAGTTACACAAAATGGCGCTCCAAATAAGTCTGTAAATATTGCAGCAGGAGTCTTTTATGTTCCTAGTGATACATTTGCTAAGAATGCAGGTGTTTTGAAGTATTGGCGCGTACAATCATCTGACACTGAAAATGTTGTAATTACCGATAATGTAAGCGGTAATCCAAGAATAGATATTATATGCGTGAAGGTTGATCCATCGGCAGCTGTAAGTGCCCGCGGGATTGACTCAGTTTCCATGGTTGCAGTGGCAGGAACGCCAGCAGCTTCACCAGTTGCTCCAGCAGTTCCAGCTAATCATTTGAAATTAGCAGAAGTAGCAGTTGCGAATGGATTCGCAAGCATTACAACTGCCAATATTACAGATAAACGATCACAAATCTCTATGCTCAATATCAGTGGCCCTAGTGGATTTTTAATTAATGGTCAGATAGTCCCAACAGTATCTAGTAATAATTTAACTGTTGCAATAAAGACGATGGCAGGAAATGATCCATCACCAGAAGAGCCTGTCTTTGTTAGAATTAATAATAAAGTACATAAAATAACAGCTGCTTTATCAGTTACCAAAAATGCTGGAACTAATTATTTTGCTGCGGGATCTGCAGAGTTAGCAACAAAAGAAATTGATTACTTTGTATACTTGGGGTATAACACGACCGATGGAGTCACTATTGGATTTTCTAGAAGACCAGATGCAGAACAGTATTCTGATTTCAGTGCTACGGCAACAAATGAAGGTTACTGTGCAATATCTACTATCACAAACGCGGCAGCAGGTGACTACTATGAAGTTATAGGAAGATTTGCAGCGACATTGTCAGCTGGAGCAGGATACACCTGGACTGTGCCAACATTTACTGCAATTAATTTGATAAATGAACCTATCTTTGAAACTAGAAATACGTTAGTCTGGGTTCCTACAATCACGGGGTTTTCATCTAATCCTACAAATACAATAAACTATTACCAGATTGTACGTAAAGCTTGCAAGTTATTTATCCGACAGGGGACAGATGGAACAAGCAACGCAACATCGTTCACAATGACTTTACCATTCAGTTCGGTTACGACTGCGAATTACGCTGAAATTATTCCGACTATAGTTGATGATAATGGTACTCCACAATTAGGACGTGTTGCAATCTTAGGATCAGGCCCAACAACTATAATAGTCAATCCTACTGCAGCTGGTGGAAATTTCACGGCATCTGGAGGTAAACGTGTACAGACTGTGCATGTAGAATATTTTATTTAATTTATAACTATGGAAACAATAACAGGAATCGATATAGCGACCTATCAAGAGCAACCGAATTTTGATGCAGTGAAGAACTCTGTTAATTTCGTTTTAGCACGGTCAAGTTATGGCGTCGGTTATGTGGATGCTCAATTCGAGAGAAATAGAAATGAACTCAGAAGACTAAATATACCTCATGGTTTTTATCATTATGCCTACCCACAATTTAATGAACCAGAATGGGAAGCTGATTATGTTATTTCAATTTTAGGAGATCTACAAGAAAATGAGATCATAGCCTTAGATATGGAAGAAATCTGGGGAGGTAATAAAGCCGATTGGTGTAATAGATTTTTATGTAGAATAAGAGACCATTTTAACGGGTATAAGCCATTGCTATATACTAACTTAAGCACACTTTGGGGATATGACTGGGGTACTGTAATTACTAATGATTTCGGACTTTGGGTATCTAGTCCACAAACAGATCCGAATGAGATTCCATCCACACCTTGGCCTAATGTTGCAATTAAGCAATATAGTTGGACAGGTTACATTAATGGTATTAGCGGTAATGTAGACCTGAATATATTTTATGGAAACTTGGAAACATTTAAACTATACGGTTATCATGCCCCACAAGTTGCAGACTATTCGTACAAAGTATACAATATAGAAGAAAAATTAGTCAGCACGGTTAAGACCGAACAAGAAGCATTAGATGCATACATTGATTTATCAGGCACAAAGGTGATACAAAATAAAAAAGATTTAACTATTATATTTCATGAAATGTCCAATAAATTACAAACTCAAGTACAAAGTCTTACTAATGATCTAAAGACTACACAGGATGAAAATGCTTCGCTTGCTAAACAGAATGCAGAATACAGAGAAGCACTAAACGAAGTACAACCAACAACTACAGTTGTCGAAGATTCCATTAACACATTTAAGAATAATTCATCAACGACTATTCTTGCAGCTGGTGGATGTATATTATTGGCGAAATATGTTGGATTATCGATTGAAGAGGCTGGGTTAGTATCTGGTGGAATTGTTGTTCTGCTTACTCAATTCGTAGCAATTTTGAACAAAATACTTGTCAAAAAAGGCTGGATTTAGTATCGTACTCGTATGAATAAAAAAAATTCTACATCCGATTATAAACAATCGCCTAAGCATAATATGTATACCACACTGGTATCCACCATTAAAAGTGATCTTGTTGGACGTATTACTACTGCTATTATTACTATTGTTCTTACCGTATTTGGGGGCGGTTATTTATGGATTCGGACAACTGGCAGCGATCTTCTTGACACAGTGGATTCAGTAAAAGCCCACGAAGAAAAAATCAATATACTTCAACAGCAATTAGGAGATATTAAAAGTAATACACAACGAACAAATGATAAGATGGACCTGGTATTACAATTTATGGGACTACATTAAATATATCCACTAACAATTCTAATAATCGTTTCCGAAACATCTCCACGATAACAAAGACGATACATATTACTTACAGGAGTATCCGCATTAAGATAGAATCTTGTTTTTTGTGCTACTGTCATCAAGGCAAATTTACTAAAACTATCCTCTTCATACAATGGCATTGACGCTCCTACTCCTAACCTTATCCTAGAAATAAACCCCGCGTTGCCAATTGTATCTGGTGAATTTGACAATCCCACCCTCATTATTATATTGAGTGAATTCCCATTAGACTCAACCAAGGGTTGTGCTTGATAACCAACTACCCAGTTGCCTATCGGACAATCCAAATATAACCCTCCGATGTTGTATACAATATTAGCCTGCGGGTTTACATATGATAGTAAACTGTTTGATTTTAATTCCATTGACCACTTTTCTAATTCAAAAGGAAATCCAAAAGGAACGCCATCATAAGAATACTTAAATTCCGTGATAGGAAATAAATTAGTGTCTAAAACGTCATAGATTGCGTTTACGCTGTTACAAATAGTAAGAACAGTTACCTGTGTTCCACTTACCACTACAACTGTCCCAAATCGCCTCACAGCGTCTTGTAGCCAACTAACCTTCATCTTGGGACTAAGAGTTGTTGACATGTCACTAGCAAATTCTAGGACATAAATAGGATCATCTGCTTGTATTCTTACTGGTTGAATTGTATCAATCCACATAATTTAAAATGTTTGATAACTAATATATTCGATTCCCCTATACATTAACTCCAAATACATATCAGTCCACAGTTCGTCAGGTAAATTGAGTCTTCCTGTTTCGTATCCGAATCCAAAAGCTTTAGTTTTGGTTGTTGACCATCTTAAAGCAGTGGGTGCATTGTATTCTTCAGGGGTTATCACAACCGCTTGTTGAAGCTTATCCTGTGATTGATTTCTATTATTGACTCTCGTTGTTGCTGCATTTATAAGATTAGTTATATTAACCGTGTTGGCTGCTGGTATATGCGCACTTGCGTTGCTTTGCCAAGCGTTCATACAATGCCAATCAAAGTACATAATTACATCATATTCACTGAAAACATTCTTTATTACTTGAGTTTCTGGTTCAGAAAACGGCGCAACCCCCTTTGAGTCGTAACTACCGTAATCAGGGGCTAGGATTGGAGGGTTTGGCATCATGAAATAATTAGCAGTTCCATAGTCTGTACCGTTCCAATAGCTCTGAACTGACCAAGGAAGGTTTTGGAACTCTTCCCATCCCGCATCAAAGTTTCGGTTTAAGTTCACTCCTTTGTATTCAGCGTAATTTGTGTAATCGTGCCAGGTCAGGTTCTCTATATCAGGAACAGCGGAAACATGCCCATTATGATGCATTCCATTTGCAGATTCAAAATATCCCCAAGGATTAGCCATAGGAATAAGGACAACACAGTAATTATCTAGGATGTACTCGTCAAAGCTGTCTTGAGGTGTTCCATCAGTTACAAGATCATGTGCGAATTTTAAAAGTATATGTACTGTTTGCCACTCATTCAGCGCATGAAGTGCCGCGTCCATGAAGATAGTTGGTTTATTCTTGTTCCCTATTTCTATCAAATAAATAGGTAGATTATTAGTGTAACTATATCCTGCCACTTTAACGTTGACTAAGGGCGAATTTGCTAATGTATTTAATTCACTTTCATACTCAGCTAAATTCTGAAACTTAGAATAGGTAATTCCCATTGGTACATCAACTAACTGAGGCGGTGTGACTCGACCTACAGGCATAAACATTGAAATCGTTGTAAGTAGTGCTGACATTGTTGCAAATGCTAAGTTAAAGAAATTCATAAACTAATTATTATCAATAATCGTATATCTGCCATCTTTGTCAATAAATACATCTTTTCCTGACACATCAATCTCTGTCCCATCTTCGAGATACATTATGGCTTTGATTTTATTCCCTTCATTAAAATAATTCTTACCGACCGTACATTTGTAAGTAACCTTGTCTTTAATACGCAGCAATTTGCTACCCACTTTCACAAAAATAAGATTTTCATTGTCGACGTTTTCATTGTTTATCTTTATTGTAAGATTACTTTTTCTCATATTTTAATTATACCAAAATAAACTGTGGAGAGCAGGACTCGAACCAGCACGAGCAAATCTTAGTGAGCGCCTCCATTTACTCTAGATCCCAATCAGGGTAGCTCTTTACCCTATGGGAATCGAACCCATATAGTGTCTACCATTCCACCATCTCCACGTTAATGAACTAACGGCTGTATAGGGCAAGAGTCGAACTTGCACGGGACGTTTTGAGCTTATTCTAAATATCTCATGGGTATGTTAGAACAATCACCCTACCTAATCACGTCTTACCCTGAGTCTCA